ATTCCTGAAGAGAGTAGACCAATATTACAAAAATGTACCAAATACAAAAGACGATAAAGATACAAAAAATGGTGAAAAAGTATAGTAAATTGGCCATTAATTGCATTTGTATCTCTGTATACTCTTTTTTCATGAAAAAAAAGTTTTTTTTATTTTTTTTTTTAAAAACCGGTTACAATTGGTACAAAAGTTATTCTTGTTGTATACCAACACTTATTCGCTCAAATTTGTATCTTTCATTAGGATACAATTGGATACAAAAGATACAATTATTCAAAAAAGCTAGCAATACCAACAACTTAAGGGACGCGCGCACATGATTCACTCTTTTTATTTTTTATTTTATAGGGAGGAGGGTATACATATATATGCCTAAAAGAATAGTTATACCTAACTTTGTTAGCCCAGAGGACGCCACCACTTTAATGGAATTCTTTGATGAAAATGATCATTTATGTGGTGATGGAAGAGATTTTCATAAAGATAAAACTATTCATTTCGATAAGATTCCAGATGATGAAATAAAAAATCTTTTAAGCTATTACGCGCGTAAAAATGTCATGTTTATAGACCATTCCTTTGGGGTTAGAACTAAAGAATGGCAGACAACGAGGTTATGCCGGTGGTTGAAGGGGCAGTCTATGTACCTGCATGTAGATAACCAGCCAGAGTACAATGATACAATGGATTATTCTTCCCTAGTTTATCTTAATGATAATTATAGTGGAGGGGAATTGTTTTTTAAAAATGAGGATGGTAAAGAGGAGGTCTTTAAAATGAAAGCTTTAAGTAATATAGTATTTGAAAGTGATAAGCGTAATGAGCATGGTGTAAAAAAAATTTTAGATGGGAAGAGGTATACAATACCTTCATGGTATCAAGATGTATATTAAAAAATCTAAATATAAACATGTCTCCATCAACAAAAAGAAATATTACTTCTATAAGATATCTTGGTTAGATATCACCGGTGATAGTGGTCATGCAACTGCGGAAGAATTTGATAAGTTTGAGTGTTCCAAGATGATATCGTTTGCGTATGTGTATAAAAGAAATAAAAAGTTTATATGGACATTTGCAAGTTACGATGAAAAGGACGCTGTTTTTTCAGATAGAAATATTTTTCCAGTGGGGTGTATAATTAAGATGGAGAAAACAAATGTTTAATCTTCACTAGGTCCTGCCGCCAAAAGTTCTTTAGCCTCCAGTACCTTCTTATTCTTCTGTTTGATTGTTTTCATTCTTTCATATAGCTGGTCCAGATTTAAGTCGTCGATCTTACCATGTCTAATAATTTTTTGATCAATATAATAGCCACCAACTTTACCTCTAGCTATTTCAGTAGTAGCTGCGGCTGCTAGATTTCTTTGGTCCTTCTTCCCCATATCCCTAATTTTTGCCAGCTCTTCCAGATGTCCTTCAAAGCTTATGCCATATTTTTCTCTTACTTCATCCCTGAGATTACTAATATGAGCACACACAAGAGGATATTTATCGGGATTGGTCATTTTAGATCCCTCGTTTGCTGCGTCTGAGTATCCAGCGCGCTTTGCGGCCTCCGTCTTAGAGACGGGAAGACCGTCTACTCCATACACCAACAGAGTGGCGAATTTCATTTGCATCGGTGTTAATTGTTTTTTGGGTCCTGGCATAATCTTGCATAATATAATATTTCTTGTATATATACAATCTCAATGATAAACGGAAGACACTTCAGACAAGCTCTAGATAAGTTTTTTATGAGCCCTGTTAGCGGTAACGCAAGGGTACAGATTCAACTTCCTGATGGCCAGATGATGGACGTTAAGGAAATTAATTTGTTAGAAAACAGAATAATTGGCGACCACGATACGCATAGATTAGTTATCGTAGCCGAGCCAGAAAGAGCTAAGATGAGTAAAATAATTGGAAAACTGTAACTCTCTCCCTAGGGGTAGTTAGACCACCTATGTTAGAGCGTCAACTTTGGAAGAAATTAAAAAATGAGTCTCAAAGAATTACGTGGACAAGGCTTGAAAATTGGGCTTTATTCGGCACTCCTGATCTTTTGGGTTACTCTGATTCTGGCACCTTTTTTACAGTAGAACTTAAAGTAACCACCCCTAAAAAACCCTATTTTGTGCGCTTCTCCCCGCACCAAATATCTTTCCACATTAAGCATCCAAAGAATACCTATGTCCTTGTTGCTTGTGCCCTGGACCAGCTTGTACGCTTGTACCCTGGCTCCGGGATCATTCAGCTTGTTGACTTAGGAACCAAGCTTGAACCCTTAGCTTGTGGCCTGGGTCCTTGTGTACGTTTGCTTGAAGGCTTGTGAGTTGTGCGCTTGAGCGCTCCCCGAAATTTGGGCTTGAGCCCTTCAGAGTAGAATTCAGCTAGCCATTGTTGTGTGATGATTGGTCGCCTCATTTAGTGTTTACCATATGCGATGTTGGGGACGTCTCGGGTCCAGCATGCCCTGCAATCCTGGCACTGGTTCCCTTGTTCAGCCGCCGGGCAGCTCTTCTCGACTGTCACCACGGTGGATGTCCACGGCCAGAAGCCTGGCGCCGGTTTATCTATTTTGTGTCCTGATAATCTAATAATCAAATTTTTTGGTATACTGTCAGTACTTAATGGCAAAAATTTGGCTTCACGTGTTGGCAGCCAGTGACTGGTCTCCGGTGTGAGCTTGCACACTTCAAAAATATTTTTTAAATGTTGTACACCTTGCAGGTCCCCTGAGTCATGCCACCTGAACCATGGCGTGTTATCAATGAGTACAACCATAGCGGGAATCCATTCAGGATGTGTCAGGCCAGCTAGTCGACGCGCGAGCGCTTCTTTTACATTCCGGAAACGATAGCGCCCCTTCAGAGCATAGCAGCCCGCACAGACTGAGCCCGGGATCTTCACCAGCTTGGACCCTGTTATGCATGCCTGAGCTGGCAGGTTGAATGCCGGTCCTGGCATCTTAGACGGCGCGCTTAGGCCGCCGGTTATTTCTTTAGCTTCTTTTTTATTCATATGTCCTATAATATCCTATGCTTGAGAGCTTGTCAACCCTGCTGCTTGGACCCTGATTCTTTATTGGGCGGGCCCACCCGCTTGAAGGCTTGAGAGCTTGTAGCCTTATTCTTTTTTTTATTTTTTTTAAGCCGGAAGCGCGCGGCCGCGCTTCCAGTATTCCAGTTAACAGTTTTATACATTAATTTGATTTCTTCTTGGCTGCGCCACCTTGGACCATAATATCATCATCTGCGTATCCTGCACCGCTTAACATCTTGCCAATTTGACCAATCATTTTGACCTCTGCGTGTTTTTCGTGTTTGTCTTTGTATTTTAAATATTCCTTGTTCAGGCTTACTGGTTCAAACTTTGTCCAATAAGAAATTCCGCCATCATAGGAATTTTTTAATGCACTTTCAGGAACATATTTAGAGGTTGATACATGCCATCTATTATCTTTAAATAAATAAATGTATTCAATCATACTACCACCACGCATATCATACATGTACATCCACTCATCTCTATAGGTTCTAGCGGGATCTGTTTTTCTCTCCCAATCTCGACCGTAAAAACTACATTGGTCAAGGGTTTCATCTAGATAACTAGCGTCACCATGTTTAAATAACTCTTCAGCTAGCTGCCTGTTATAATAGTTATCCACTAACATACGACCTACGCCATATGGGTAACCATCAGAGTGAACATATATAACCGTTACTTTCTTTGTCTTTGGATCTTCTATTGCTATATTGCTTCTAGTACTCATGTCTTTCTCCTTTGTTAATCCCAGTATATCCCAGAGCTGCAAACAAGTCAAGAAAAAAAGAAAAATATTTTTCTTGACAGCCCTCTAGAATTATGTGGGCGGGCCCACCCGCTTGAGATCTTATTGATCAGTTCTGGTTTTTACCCTAAGTTTTTTAAGGTCGCACAACCAGAACTGATTCCAGATCCAAGTCAACTAAGATGTTTCCTTAACGCGTTCGTTCACTTGGATCTGGAATAAGCTTGATCCCTGATAAAAATTTTCTTTCTGCGTTCTGCTTGTGCGTTTTTATACTGCCACAAGCAGAACAGCTTTATGGTTGATATTTAAGTTTTTATAAATAAATATAAATCTTATATAATCCTATTGACAAGGTTTGTCAAGTAGTATATAAATTTATTTAAATGAAAGGACAATTATGAGTAGAATAAGACTAAATCAAGAGTATCGGAATAAGGTTGCAGTTAAAATGAAATCTTATGCAGAACAAGAAGATACCCAAGAGAAAGAAAAATTTTTCCAAGAGAGGGAAAATTTTAAAGCAATCCAAGATAAAACTTGGACACTTGCGCAACAATGTGTAACTAGACAATATCCACAAAAAGATGTTGAAATGGCACATTATCTTCAAGACAAATATCCAAATGTAAATACTATTGCAAAGGATAGCTGTTTCCATTTTGGTTACATGGGAAAGCCCGAAGAAGCAAACGAAGAAGATAAATACATCTCAAAACATTTTGACTTTCGTTTAAATGGAGATTTAGACGGAGTTGATAGGCAAGAAGATGAAGAACAATATCAACCACAATCAAGAGATTTTGGCTATGCTTATTTTAGAGATGAGTTGAAAGCACAAAAAGATTGTAATCCTGATATTACAATCGAGATGGAAGGCAAAGACAGTAATCCACATTGGACTAAATTTCAAGACGCTAATGATAGGTATCTTGGAACATCATCAGGAAGAAATAATCTAACATCATACGCAGATAAATGGGATAAGGAATATGAGTTAGATTTAATTGGTCGTGAATATTGTAGAGATAGGCAGATAGCTGTATCGAGAGAGGAATTTAAAACTTTCGAGATGTGGCAACAGAAAAAAGGTCAATTAATCATGGCACATTATAAATGGGTTAAATCCATTTTAAAACAAACTAACTTTATTAAAGATGTTTTAAAGAGTTATAAATATCTTGATGAAGCTATTGAGTTTGCAAAGGAAAGTGGTTCGACAATTACAGAAGCAGATGTAATAAGATGTAATAGTAGTGGCTTGACAATTTACAATCCAAAAAGTGCGTCAGAACATTTAAAAGCTATGAAGAATACTACTGTAACAAGAGAGCAAAAAATTGCCTTTAGAAAACAGTATGAAAAACAATCACAAGTTGTGAATTAACTTCTTGACTTTAAACAT